ACCCAAAATAGGCACAATCGATTTTGCCGCAGACGCTAGGCGTCATCTGCGGTCATAATCTTCGTAACGCCAGCAAAGAAGTTGCTATTCCAACCAAGCCCCCTAAGAGGGAAACAAGGATAGCTTCTTCCAGAGCCTAAAGAGACGGTGCGCGCTTTGTGTGAAATTCACTTATCTTGTTGTTATACTACTATGGGTTGATATTTTTAGGGGTGATGAGATGAATGCTCCGCGATGGATAAGAGACCTTGAGAAGAAAGAGGCCGAGGTTCGGGAGAGTCGCCGTCGTCAATCTGACCTGGCGATTGCCGAGCGTCGGTTCAATTTGCGCACGCGAGAAGCGAAGCGACTGAGGAGATTAGCGAGCGGGCATGTGGCGAAGCCCTTGGTGATGGATAATAGTAGGCATGGCCGTCGTGCCTGGGAGAAAATGGGATACAAACAAAGGAATGCTTTTCTCAGGACATTGGGCTTTCTCTGTTATGCCGACTATCTGTCGTCTTCGACTTGGGAAAAAATACGTCGAGAGGTATTGGAACGCTCTGCTGGAATTTGTTCGATGTGTGGCGGATGCGCGACCCAAGTGCATCATAGGCGATACACAGTGGACAATCTCCTTGGGCGCAACTTCAGTGGGCTTGTCCCGATGTGTTATTCGTGCCATCACAGAAGGCATGAAGGTATGCTGAAGAGAAAGATACGGGATGAGAATGTGGTTGCGCTAGATTGCGAAATAGCGTCGCACTTGCAAAGCATTTCTTGCTAGACTAGGGGTATGGTCATGGCAGGGTACTGTCCGAAATGTGAGGTCGATCGAGAGTTCCGGGCGGAGAATCGCACCGAGACCTACTATGTGCGTGGTTGTCCTGTCAGCGTCCTTCTGGCCGTAGAGGTCTGCGAATCTTGTGGCGAAGTACTTTTTGATGAGAACAGAGACCAAAATTTGGCTGACATCTTTCTTGGCATCTTGCTCGGAAGAGAAAAGACTTCGTAGAATTATCGGAAAGTCGTGAACTTTCGTACAGAAAAGTCGTCTAAGGTGTTATAATACAGTGGAGGATGCAATGGAACCGCAGGAAATCGATGTGACCTTGGTGCCGATCCCGATCGGCGAGATCGCCCACGGTACGATAGATGATCTTTTTGTTCCGGACCCGTCTGGGGTATCGGACTTGGACTCCCTGAATGGACCCCGAGACCCACAAGCTGATTGACAGTATCGCCGCCAACGCTTCACACAGGCGAGCGTTCCCTGGATATGCCCCCGAGGATATCATTCAGGAGGCGTGGATCATTTGCCTTGAGGCCCTCCCGAAGTATGATAAGTCTCGCGGCCCGCTAGAACGATATCTACGGGTATGCGTCACCAATCGTTTGCGCACGTTGAAGCGAGACAAGGAGGTGGTCCCAGAACTATTCCTGCCGCAGTTTGTGTCTACTAACGGCGATGGTGAATACGACGAAGCACTCATGCCCAGGGCCGACGAGTCGTGTGATCCGTATCTTCAGTTGGAGGACAAAGACCTCGTCGCATTCATAGCGAAGAGTCTGCCCGACGATATGCGGAATGATTTTTTGCGTGTTCTCAACGGATATGTGCTGGGGTCGGAGAGATGCAAGTTGTTGAGGACTGAGGTCGAGGACCTAATCTGTCGATATCGAGGAGTGCGATAGTTGGCCAGATTGCCACAAAAACCACTAGTTATCAATCTCGTCCAGAAGATGCTGGCTGGCGGTAGCAGCGATCCCCAGATCGTTAGTATGGTTCAATCGAAGTTCGGACTTGGTTGGTCCGAGAAATCCATCCTGAAGGTGAAGAACGGATTGGTCGTGGAACCCGTCGATCTTCCAGAGATTGAAACTCCTAAAGAGTCGACAATTCCTGTGTTACCCTCGATCGTCCCCACGCCGTCGATGACAGAGAAGCCCGCTGCCCGCGAGGAGCATTATCGCTCGGAGTTTCGTAAGACCCATTTTTATAAGGCGCTACTTCAGCAGTTCTTGCCCCTAGAAGTAGAGATGTACCTTGAGGAATACGGTAATGTTTGTCATCAGTTCGAGGACATTGTCGCGACTGAGTTCATGCAGATTGATGATTTTCTGAAGCATCGTATTCTGATACATCGCGAACTGGTCACTATCAAGTCGGACCGCGTAGAGGCCGACGAGCTATCCGCATGGATTCACGATCATGCGAGCGCCGTGGACGATCCGAACTATCGAGAGAAATTAGCGAGGTTGACTGAGCTTAGGCGTTTGTTGTCGCAGTCTAATGCGAGATATGATGCTTTGGTGAAAGCTCGAAAAGACGGGTATCAGCATTTGGCCGCTACTCGTCGCGATCGTCTGGATGACATTCGTCGTACTCATCAGACGTTCTTTGACATTCTCGATACCTTTCATCGTAACCGACAGTTTCGTGACGATCAGGGCAAGTACGCAGAACTGACAGCCATTGCGGGCGACGATGCCGCCGCGCATTTCCGTAAGCTGACTGTATTCCCCGATGGAAGTAGTGGCGAGGTCTTGTTAGATTCTGAATGCGTAGACGAGACCGGAGATGGGACGGACCAGTTGGGGGACGGGGAGTGATTAGCGGCACGCAATCTGTGGGTGTAGTTTGTCCCGTCTCAGGTTTCGAGGAGTGGCGGACGATTACTGATTACGAAGTTGCCTACGAGATATCGTGCGTGGGTAGAGTGCGCAACGTTAGGACGGGCAGGATATTGAAGCAGTGGATTGATCGGTATGGTTATCGTTGCGTATGTTTGTGCCTTTGCGGGAAACGGACGATTCACAGGGTATATCATTTGGTCGCAGATGCTTTTCTTCCAGCAAAATGCCCGACAGATACGGTTGTCCGTCATCTGAACGATGATTCGTCCGACAATCGCGCTGTCAACTTGGCGAGGGGAACACAAAAGGACAACATGGCTGATTCAATTCGCAATGGCACGTTGCAAAGAGGTGGCTCGCACTATAGGGCTAAGCTGACCGACGATAAGATTCGAGAGATTCGTCATCTGGATGCTACCGGGAAATTCTCACAGCAGGAGCTTGGTTTGCGATTCGGAGTGACCTTTCAGATGATTTCTTTGATTGTCCTACGGAAGAGTTGGAAGCACGTACTTTAACGAGTCAGGAGATTACAGAGTGTCGAGATTAAGCAGTATCTGGCGTCGATTGGTGAAATGGGCGGAGGATATTCGGACAAGCGAACCCTTGTCTCCCGGCTATGTTCCTATCTCCGGTGAGTCGTGGTCCGACTGTCGTGCTTTGAGGAATCCTCCTGAGATTCGTTTCAAGTGTTGGGCTACCCTGGTGCGATGGAACGGAGAAAAGTCGTGGAACTTGTTGAACGACGGTATCCACGCCACCAAGCGTCAGGCCGAACGATTCGTGTCTGAGCAGCGCCGGTTTGACAAAAAGTTGGGGACCGATGCGGAATATGCAGTTGTGAAGTTGGGTGTGGATTATGCACGCTAAGATACCGGTCCTAACTAGATGGTACATCGTCGGGCGTCCGGTCGGCCGTAGCCGGTTTGGCATTCTGCACGATGGAGACGTACACAGGACCCGCCGCGACGCTATGCGTGTTATCGCCGGTATGCGCAGCGCGGATCGGTTCCTGGAGATTTGCTGGCAGTATCGCGTCGTCAAACTAGTCGCTGCGATGGAGGATTGCCGATATGGCCGAGCGAGGTAACGTCTTGATCATCCCCCCGTCTACGGACTTCTCTTGGGACGCCTATGGATACGGTCGCGCCCTGGAGGCGATTGGGTACGACGTATTTTCGTACCATCATCGTACCAAGGAAAGCATGTACAAGGGCATTAAAACCATAGCCCCATCCTTGACGATCGTGATGTCGCGACAGCATTACGACTGGCTGTTGTTGCTGGATTGTTTCGGTGTTGGTCCGGATCGCTTTGGTGGCGAATGGTGTCAAACCGTCGACGCTTCACTGCCCGTCACGTATTTATGTTCACCGGCGATGGCTGCCGATATTACGCACCCGCAGTTGCTGAATGTCCCACGAGAAGAAACCGTCGTGGTACTCTCGGAGAACGTCCAGAGTCAAGACTATGCTATGGCGAGATACGCGGCCGTTCTGCGGCATGTCTCACAGTTTGCTCGTGTCGTTGCTTATGGAAGCAAATGGCGAGGCACCGGTATCATGCCCCGTGGAGATATGTGTACTATGCGCCGGTCCGTCGACCAGTCTGCGGTTTCGTCGTTGTGCTGCGTAGCACTGGATGATCGCACATACCAGAAGCAGGTAGAGGCATATGGCGGAAGGTTCGTCGCCGGTGTTTCGGACGATCTGCCTGGATTTACGGGCCAGATAATGGCAGCGATCGCGGATCGTGACCGCATTGGCAGACTGGACCGAGTCCGATCGATCGCGTTGACTGATACGTTTTTCAACAGGCTATCCCGAGTTTTTCCGTCAATCGTAACGGAAGATGTGGTTCGAGAGAGGGCTACTTCTTTTCTTTGGCTTGCGGAATCGATGTTGGGCGGAGTCGGGAAGTAGGTAGTGGAGGGTGACATGAAAACCGCGATTGTGACTGGTATAACCGGACAAGACGGAGCCTATCTATCTGAACTTCTGCTAAGCGAGGGCTGGCAGGTGACAGGTGTTATGCGCCGTTCGTCGACAGATACGACCGGACGGTTGGCAGGGATTAAAAGCCATCCGTCGTTTCGCGCAGTAACGTGCGATATCACCGATTCCTCGGGGATGACGCGGCTCATTGGGGACATCAAGCCGGACCATTTGTATCTCTTGGCGGCACAATCCCATGTCGCTGTGAGTTTTACTGAACCACTGGCCACAATGCAAACCGATGCGGTTGCCACCATGGTGGCTCTCGAAGCTGTCAGGCAGATGTCGCCATCGACACGGGTGTACTTCGCGGCGACTTCAGAACTTTTTGGGGATACTACCGAAAGTCCCCAGAACGAGCAGACTCGCCTCTGGCCAAGTAGTCCGTATGGTATCGCTAAGCTCGCTTCCTTCCATGCCGTTAGACTTTGGCGCGAGGCATACGGTTTGTTCGCGGCAAATGGAATTTTGTTCAACCATGAATCCCCCAGGCGGGGATTGAATTTCGTTACACGAAAAATAACGAGATATGTCGCTCAACTTGCGATCGCTCGACAAAATCCAACGAATGGTCCTTTCTATGCACTTCAGCTAGGCAACTTGCATAGCAGGAGAGATTGGGGGCACGCGAAGGATTACGTGAGGGCGATGCACGCCATGCTTTGTCACGATGTCCCTATGGATTTCGTGATTGCGACTGGGCAGACGAGAAGCATCCGCGACCTTCTGACGGCCGCATTCAGCGTGATTGGTGTTCACGACTGGAAGCCGTACGTTATCACTGATACTCAAGACTGTGTTCGCCCCCAGGATGTTGGCCTGCTTCTTGGTGATGCGTCCTTGGCCAAGCGGATTCTCGGCTGGGAACCAACGATTAGTTTTGATCAAATGATTCGAGAGATGGTCGAGAACGACATCGCAGAACTACGAGCCGAAGAACGTGCGCGGGTGGCCACATGATCTACCCGGACTATACCGTCATTAGGGACACCAGAGAGCATGTCGGCAAGGGCTGGAATTTTGAGATTAGTCGTCCGAACAAGAATCCACCTAAGTGCGCTGGTCAGATCATAGATACCCTGACGACAGGGGATTATTCCGTCGTCGGATATGACGACATGCTGATCGTGGAACGAAAGAATGACTTTTCCGAGTTGTGGGGTAACTTCTTGGAGCGAAAGCGATTCGAGAGAGAGATGGATCGTCTTCGCGCGTATAGGTATAGGCTTGTGATCGTGGAGTCGGTCATGACCCCAGAGGTATTGTCGCTGAGCCCTGCCAGTATGAAACGCAACGTGCCGGGAAAGGCCCTTACGTCTTGGCTGATGTCCCTCATCGCGGAATATCAAGTCCCAATTATGTTCGGCGGTGCATGTGGTCAGAAACTATGCCAGCAATTCTTTGAGGCTGTGATTCGACTTGAGTCGAAACCGGATATGGAACTTGTAGCTGAGTAAACGGGGGTTGTTGGGTAATGTCGATGATTACGACTGATATTGCCTTGGTGATCTGTGGCGGGCTGTCGAAAACGTGGAAGTTTGTTGCTGGTTACAGAGGGGCCTACGAGGTTTCTAGCGATGGGGAAGTCGCGTCGCTACGCGACGCCCGTGGACGTGCGCGGCGGAAGATTAAGTCACAGTTTCTTGATAGGGACAGGTATTTGCGCGTCAATCTATGTTGTGATGGCCACACGCGCCAGATTCCGGTCCATCGTTTGATTGCGTTGGCTTTTCTTTCGCCGCCACTGCCTGGCCAAATCTTGGTGCGGCATCTGGATGGCAATTCTGCGAATAACAGCGTCAGTAACTTGGCCTGGGGTACTTCTCGGGAGAATTCTGACGATGCTGTTCTTCATGGCCGTATGCCTAGGGGGGAGCAGCATTGGAGCGCGAAGCTAAGCGAAGCCGATGTGCGCGAGATTCGTTGTCTACGCGCAGGAGACCCCAAACAATGGACCTATCAGCGTCTGGCTGATCAGTTTGGTGTCTGTTACTTGACGATGAAACAGATCGTGCGTGGCATACGTTGGAGGCATGTGAAGTGAGCGATCTTGTGCCAGGCGTTGCGCTAGAGGGTCTGCTGTCGCAGGACGAGATTGCTTATAGTTATCTGTTCCCATATCGCGACAACGTGCCAGTAGTTGGTGATCATCATCCGTTCGCCAATATCGAGCACCTGTTGTCGGATGTCATGTTGGCGGTGACAAGCGAGAGGTATATCGGTTGGGCTGCGAAAGTACTGCTGAATCTCGACCTATTCCCAATGCAGATTGCCCAGTTGAGGTTCCTATGGAGGACTGCTCGTCCCATCCTTGTTGCTTCGCGTGGTAGCGGCAAGTCATTCGTGCTTGCCGTTTACGCCTTGATGAGAGCATTGCTAGACCCTGGCGCAAAGATTGTCATTGTTGGGGCTGGGTTTAGGCAAGCCAAGGTCGTGTTTAACTACGTGGAAAGCATTTGGAACAACGCACCGATTCTTCGCGACATCTGTGGTGGTAATCGCGGAAGACCAAAAACATCCGTGGATTCATGCTATTGTCGTGTCGGTCCATCGTTCATCTGCGCGATTCCGATGGGCGATGGTTCAAAAATCAGAGGACTTCGTGCAACGGTGGTAATTGCCGACGAGTTCGCCTCCATCTCCGAAGAGATATTCGACACTGTGGTGCAGGGTTTCGCTGCTACTCACAAGAGCCCGGTCGACGAGGCTCGTCGCTTGGCTACTGTAGCTCGACTGAAGGGTCTTGGAATCCCCGATCAGATGGGACAAGTGTTGGCTGGCGGCAAGATTTCGTATAATCAAATCATCTATTCTGGCACGGCTTCGTATGCGTTCAATCATTTCGCCAAGAGACACGACCTGTGGAGAGACATTATAAAGAGTCGTGGGAATCGGCGTAAGTTGCTCAAGTTGTTCGGCAGTGATGTCGGCGTCCCGGAGGGTTTTGACTGGCGCGACTTTGGGATTATGCGCATCCCCTATACCCACGTCCAACCCGGCCTGCTTGATTCCAAGCAACTGGCTTCGGCACAGATGTCCATGCCGCGCAATGTGTTCCTCATGGAGTACGGTGCTGTTTACGTTAGCGACAGTGACGGTTACTACAAGCGTAGCATGTTGGAGTCTTGCACCCCGAAACCTGGGATGGCGATTCAGACCGTCGATGGTCCTGTTGAGTATACGCCAGCTATGAATGGCGATCCGGATCGCAAGTATGTGATGGGCATCGATCCGGCGTCTGAGATGGACAATCTGGCCATTGTCATCGCGGAGGTATGGGGTAGCCATGCTCGTATCGTCTATTGCTGGTCGGTGAATAAGCCAGAGTTTGAGCGTCGCAAGCAATCTGGCCTGGCGACAAGCGACGACTACTACGCCTATTGCTGTTCCAAGGTCCGTGAGTTGTGCCGCGCTTTCAGGATCGTGCGTATCGAGATGGACAGTCAGGGCGGCGGATATCCGATCGCCGAGATGTTGCGCAACAGTCGTATCATTGCCGATGGCGAACGTCCTATCTATGAGGTCGTGGACCGAGATAATCCACGATCCATGGATGGTGCGTCCGATGGTCCCCACATCTTGCACTTGGTTCAGCCGTCGACCGAATGGAACATCCAGGCCAACTACGCGATGCACAAGGGGTTTGAGACTCGCAAACTATTCTTCCCGTGTTTTGACACCGTCAAGATGCAGGCTTCTCTGAGCGCGGAGAAGGCGGTTGGTAGGACGGTCGATACCTATGAGGATTGTGTCATGGAGATCGAGTCTCTCAAGGATGAGATTTGCCTGATCTCTATAACGGAGACGGCGGGCGGTAAACCGAAGTTTGGGTTGCCAGGACGTAGCGAGGCAACATCTGCTCATCGTGGTACTCGTCTGAAGAAGGATCGCTACAGCGCATTGTTGATGGCCTATCGGTATGTCTACGACGAGGATGTTGCCGGTCAATCGTCACACGGTATCGATTATGACGATGTTGTCGGTAATATGGGCAAGGTGACTGATGTCCCCGGTGGTCCAATGTATCGTGGGCCGGGTATCGGAAGGATGCGAAATGCTGCCGAATATTTGACAGGAGAAGTTGGTTTTGGTTATCTGAAGCACAAACCTGGGTCATAGTGCTACGGATGGGTATATGAATATAGGGGCCTGGTCCCTTGCCGCATTTTTGGGGAGCATACTGTGGATGACATGTACGTAAATGCCTCTGGCGAAAAGATTAACAGCTTCGGTAGTGCCACGGCAAACGTTTGCGTACGCGGGATTGCGCAGGCTGATGTTGTGTCGCAGCGTCCTGGGTTTTCTCGCGAGGACTATTATCGCGCTCGCCCAGAGGAACTGCTTCCGACGAACCACGAAGGTATCGTCGTTGCGTGCCAGGAGCTTTATAAGAAGATTGGTCTTGTCCGAAATATGATCGATTTGATGGCAGATTTTGCCTCCGATGGCGTGCAGATTAACCATCGATCGAAGGCACAGCAGCGATTCTATCGTCAGTGGGCGCAACTTGTCAACCTTCCGGACCGTATCCACACATTTCAGCGCAATCTGCTGCGGGACGGGAACGTGATATGTCGTCGCACGATCGGGACGATGCTGTCTGATTCCAAGCGTCGTACGGTTTATGCCGCCAAGCGCCCAATGGAGCGATCGACAGAGGATTTCCCGCTCGACCAACCGGGAGATGTCCGCATACCAATTATGTATACCTTTATTTCTCCAGCAATTGCTTGTCGTGCCGGTGGCAGCCTGGGGAAGTTTGTGGGGTCTAAGTCGATCGATGTTCGCATACCGCAGGACTTGCTGTCTGCCATCCAACAGGCCAAGCAGGCGAAGAATACCGCACTACTGAAGAAGATTCCGGCTGACATTATGGCTGCCATCGACAAGGGGCAGCGATATGTGACCATGGATGAATCGATCGTCTGGGTCGACTTCTACAAGAAGGACGATTGGGAGGCGTGGGGCACTTCGTTTCTCTATGCCGTCATGGAGGACATTTTGTTCAAGTCCAAGATGCGACTGGCGGACATGGCCGCTCTTGACGGTGTCATAAATGTGATTCGTGTTTGGAAGTTGGGCAATTCGGACAAGGAAGTATTGCCAACGAGCACGGCGGTGAACAAGCTGCTGGGCATTTTACAGAACAATACCGGTGGCGGGGTAATGGACCTTGT